GCTCCTGTAGGTCCTGTAGGTCCCGCTCCTCCTGTTGCTCCAGTTGGCCCTGTAGGCCCAGCTCCTCCTGTTGCTCCAGTTGGCCCTGTAGGCCCAGCTCCTCCTGTTGCTCCAGTTGGCCCTGTTGGTCCTGTTGGTCCTGTAGGACCCTGTGTAGGATTGCATAGATCCCCATCTATTGCGTCCCCCTCAGGAAGCTCCACAATTCTATACTCCCCATCTATGAGCTTTAAGACGAGGGGATACCGACAAACCATTAGGCTACCTCTTCATCTTCTCCTGCTTCTTTGCGCTCTATTTCTTCTTCAGAAGGAGTAAGATTATGTATAAGCTCTTCCATATCGACTAAAGCATCTATAAATTCATCTTTAGTCATAGGAGGGGTTGGCTTCTCAGCTTCAAGATCTCCTTCTTCAGGAGGAGCCTCTTCTTCTGGGGCCACCTCAGTCTCTTCAGCCTCTTCAGCCTCTTCTTCAGCCTCCTCCTTAACACACTTTTCATCATCATCATCTTTCTTCTTAGGCTTCTTATCGTCACCCTCTTCACCGTCTTTCTTATTCGGCTTCCTTGCTATCTTATGGGTATCATCCTCATCATGGGTCTCATTATCAGGATCTTCTTCATCTGCCTGGGCCTTTTTTCTAGCCTTCTTTTCCGCAGCACCTATCTTTTCATCTTTATCATGTAGCAACTGTAGCTTTGCTTCCTTAGCTTTTTCTAAGAGTTCAGCAGGAGATACTTCCCCATCAAAAATTTGATCAAAAGAAAGAGTTTCTACTAGAGTGAAATCGTCACAGAAGTCATCATACTCGCAAGCATCAAAACAATCTTGAAGTAAATCATTAACATCAATCACCTCTACTCCATTCTTCTCCTTAAGCAACTTGCTAACGTCCCCTAGAGCATCTTTTACAATACTCCCCTTAGGAGCGAGCCTCGCCAGAGCTTCAAAGATTACTACTTGTGTAGAAGCTAACTCTGCGAAAGTGGCACACTCTTTCAAACTTTGAACATTAATCCCATACTTTTCATTCAATAAACTGGAAACTACCTCCTTAAGAGGCTTTTTCATTTCGAAAAGAGTAGAAGCAAAAGTCTTAAGTTCTTTCTCTGAAATTGCGTTCTCATCATTTAATCCAAAGGCATTATTAATACTTTCAAAAAGTTGCTTCTTGGTTGCCAAGGCTAAGTAAGGAACCTCCATAACTGCCTCGACTAATGCCTCCAGGATCGTAGTTTCTGACTGATCAAAAATGAGAGCAGCTAGACTTCTAATTTTTCCATTAGTAGCCCATACGTCTTCAAAATTTTTCTTGGACTCAAGAAGCTCTTTCTTAACCAATTCTTGCTTACAGATTAGCTCATAAATAGATTTATTTAATCCCTTAGAAATGGTATAGGAGTTATTTTCTTTCAGAGTTTCATATGTAAGCCTAGGGAAATCAAAGGCTTTGGAGATAGAATTGGACAGCTTTATAGCATTTTCAATTTCTTGCACTTGCTGAATTGTCTCTTTCTCTTCAGTAAGGAAAGAGGTAAATTGAGGCATCACTTCCAAGAATCGTTGAAATTCTTCAGTCTTTACAATATTTTGAGAATCAGAAAAAAGATCACTTTTCTCTTCTAATCTACCTTTAACATTTTCAAATTTAAGTCTGCTTTCCCATAAAGATAAAATATCTGTAAATCTTTCATCTGCCCTCCCATATTGATTAGAATTAAGGTTTCCTACAAAGGAGGAAACTTTCTCATTCACGTAGGAGTCAAAGGTCTCATTGTTGGTGAAAACACTGGAATCTTTAATCTTAATATTATTTAGAGTAACATCTACATCGAGGTCATACTCTCCTGTGAGGACACTACCACTTTCAGTAAGGTAGGCTACTTCCCTTTTCTCACTATCAATAGAAAAAAGTTCTACATTTTCCCGTAAAGATCTCCCTAAACAATCACCAAGTTTTAGTAAATTGGTGATAGTGGAATTTCTATTTTCAAAAAGATAATCAAACATTTCTAACTCCTTATCATTATAAGCTATGGGTATATAGTGAATTTATTTACCCCTTTTTTATGTGATTTTTTACATTTCTAGTAATTATTCTATCAATAGTAGCAATTCGCTCCTTGCTCACCTTAGATTTTCGTGTAACCTTCTCTCTCAACTCATGCAATGTCTTGAGTCTTCGAGTATTTATACTTTCCTTTTTTTGGAGTTCCTTGGCTCTGTCATGGTCAGCAGCCTTACCTCCCTCTTCACGCGCAGCATCCTGATCTTTGCCTGCTTGATCTCGATCCATGTCCTGATCTTTGCCTGCTTGATCTATACCCGCAGCACCAGCCATCTGGTCTTGCTCTTGTTCGGCTGCTTCTGCTTGCTCTTCTTCCATTTCGCTCTTGGTATGTTCAATTTGCTGGTCAGTCATATCATAGAACTCTTTGTAAATAGTAGATTTGGGAAAGAGGTTAAGCCCCACAACACCTTGAACCACGCGAACTTTGGCCTCATCTATTTCCATTTTCCGTTTAGTAAAAGTATCACTAGGATCAGGAAGTTGAATTCTTATTCCCTTAACATAAGATGCGGGATATCCCATTAGAGCTATGTGTCTCCGAGCAATTTGTTCTAATCCAATTTCAACTTGTTGCTGGACCCTACCAATAACTCTAGCAAATTTAGCATCTAATTGAGATAAATTAGCTTTACGCTCTGGAGATTTATCCTTCTCTACAATGTAATCCTTAGGAACTTTTAGAGCAGCCAGAAGCTTATCACGGAAATAACGAACATCATCCACCTCACCTAGGTTCTGAGCCCCAGGTAAGGTTTCGATCTTAGTCCCCTGATTTCCCCTAGTGGGAACAAAGAAATCTTCATCTGCGCTTAAAGGGTTATATCGAGCATCAATAGTGTTGCTATTAGGATCATAATACTTTTCTTTCTTAAACTTTTCTTTAACCTTCTCCATAAACATCTCAGCCTTCGTAGCTGGCATGTTAGCAACATCAATATAGAAAATTCTCCGCTCGGGGGCGCGAGCAAGCCTATAAATAAGCATTGCATCTTCCATCAACTTGAGAGAACGAAAAACTCTTACCGCTAATGCCGCAATAGATTTCCCGTAAGGATAATATCCTGGATCCGAAGTCCTTAATCTAAAATGAACAATCTGATTCCTGTCCAAGGTAATATAAGTAGTGCCTACCATCAAGTCTGCTGCGCTACCATATGCTGACCAATCTGCCTTATCAGGAATCTCCTGAAGGAAATCAGTTAAATAACCATATTCATTTTCAACTCTAATAATAAAATTAGGATTTAAAACCTTTATTCTTTGAATCCCTTTTCTGGGGTTATTAACATCCAAGATTGTTTCCATGAAACAGTCTCCGTATTTAACTGTATTTCTAATAATATCCCAATAATGTCGATCTAACTCTATGTTATCAAACAATGTATTAACTTCATCAACCATCATTTGGTGATCACTAAGAACTGTCCATCGCTTATTTCTTAAATTCTTTTGTGTAGAATCATCAGCATAGATATCAAAAGCAGTTCCAATTTCAGGATAATCATCCATTTCCTCAAATCTCTTATATCGCTCTCGTCTACTTTTTTCAATTTCAGGAAGTTGAAGAGTAGTCCTATTTGTGGTTCCAATAGCTGGAAGTGTAGTAGGGCTTACAACATCGGCATTCTGAACGGTATCCCCCGCCAAGGTAGCTTGAGGAGTAACACCATCATCAGCCTGTTGGGCAACATAGGGAGCAGCTTTAGTAGCAAAAAATCTAGCTAAAAATTGCCCTAGTCTTCCTGTGGGATAAAAATAAGGCCCCATACGACTATCAGGGCCTCCAGCCCCGAACGAAGTGTAGCCTATAGAATCCTCATCTACTCTTCCATTCTTTTTTATTTCATCAGCCATGCAATATCTTCCTCTATTTTATCATAGGCAACTGTTCGTATGGGTTCTACTAATTTTTTCTCTGATTCCCCTTCACCTGCTGTCATTTCTAAAGGTCCATCTCCTGCCATAGTATGTAGTAGATGAGTAGTGATAGCTAAACTCATAATTAGATCATCATTTTTACCTTCATCTGCTGTTATTTTCCCATTGTCATCTATAATAAATGTAAGTAATTCATCAACAGTTCTCTTTGAGGCTACCTTTATAAAATTATTTCGTATATATTCTTCCATTCGAGCAAGAAGCTCTTCTCTGTTTCTAGTAGTAATTTGAATTCCGAAATCATTTTTATCATCTAACCACAAATTATCATATTCAAAAATATTAAACATCCAATCAATAAGATTATTACCTATCGTATTTCTTTCAATAATCACTAAAGCATTATTATATAGATTAGCTTCATTAGTTAAAATCTTAGCTAACTCATTAATGGGGGTCTTATTTGAATAAAACTCTGCAACCTGTTCTCCTGTGTAGCTATTGATTATATGAAAGGCTGAGTAATCTCTATCTCGGCCCAAACTGACATCCACCCCTATTAAATATTCATGCTCAGGAGCAGCCTCTTTCCATACCCGCATTTTATTATTATATTTAATATAATAATCATCATCCAAATCTTCGACAAGCCTCTTCAATAGATACCCTTCTAAGTAAGTTTCACCTGTCCCTAAAAACTCACATTCATATTCTTGGAGCCATTGTTTTAGGGGCATATTAGCTTTGGTAGTTTTTTCCCATGTATCAACATCCAACCCCTTTTCTTCCATTTCTGTGTATAACTCTGTGAACCCATCATGACGTTTATATTCAGGATGCTCGCGCCATTCAATATCAATACGATTAAAGGAATTACTCTTATTCTTGGCTCCATGATATACATCGTAAAACCAATTACCAACACCATTTACAGTAGAGAGGACGAAGGCTCTACCACCAGTGGAAATGATAGGATATACCGCAGCCCAAATAGTATCAATATTGTCAATGAATGCTGCCTCATCAATGATAAGGAGAGATCCTGCCAGGGAACGACCTGACTGCTTTCCCGAAGGTCGAGATTTGATACCCGATCCTGTACTAAGTTTTAACGTATGCTTGTTATCTTCAACTATGCTGGGACGAATAAAGGGAGGAAGTTCATTATACATAATTTTAATTCTGTCAAGAACTTCCGTAGACTCAGCATCTCCTTTGGAAAGAATAACCACTTGTTTGTGCTTTTGAAAAATAATCATCCAGAGAGAGTAAGCAGCAGAAATAGTAGTACACCCTGCTTGACGAAACTTTCGGAGGATATTAAACCTATGAGTCTTAACCTCCTCAAGAATTCTAGTTTGAAACGGATAGAGCTTAAAGGGGACAAGCCCACGAACAGGATGGGTGACCTTTACATAACTAGAAATAAAGTAAACAGGATCATCCTTACACCGTTTAAACTCTTCAATTAATTTTGATTCTTCCATAAATATATTTCAACTTAGCTATTATAGCTCATGAAGATTTTTGCAGTAATCTGTACTAGAGATAAGGAATTAGGAACTGTTACATCAGAATTAGTCCATACTTTATCTAGCTATGGAGTGAACATTAAGCTTCTAACTGCCCAAAATTCTATATTTGAAGCCTATCAAAAAGGGGTGGATAGTTGCTCTGCTAATGATGAAGATATTATTATTTTATGTCATGATGATCTTCAAATTTTAAGCACCAAACCTCAATTTATAGCTTCGTTAGTAAAATGTGCATACTCAGAGACAGGGATAGTAGGGCCTGCGGGGACTACAAATTTAGGTGAGGATGCTGTATGGTGGCAACAAGGAAGATGGCAAGCAGGATTTCATAGAGGTCAGGTAAAACATTTTATTCCTTCCGAGACAAAAGATTCCCCCACAATTGACACAACTCATTATGGGCCTCATGGTCGAGTGGTCGCTTTGGATGGTTTATTTCTAGCAGCCCGAAAAGAGGTATGGGACCATATAGAACTACAAAAGCCAAAATATTTTGAAGGAAAGTGGGATTTCTATGATATTCATTATACTACAAAAGCCCACTTATTAGGATATAAAAATTTTACTATCCCCCTAGATATGATTCATCATTCAGGAGGAGAACTCGTAGGGAGAGACTCCTGGCACAAAAATAGAGAAGCCTTTATTTCTCACACTCAATTACCTTTAAGGATATAAGATGGAAAACAATTTTGTATTTTTTCACGATTTTTTAATATGGTCACTAGTTTGTTTTGGAATTACTTTTTCCATTACTCACTCAAAAGTATTTGAACCTGTCCGAAGATTAGCCTACAAAATTCATGAGCATGTAGCGTTTTTCTTTCACTGTCCTATGTGTATGGGGTTTTGGGTAGGACTGTGTCTAGGAGCGTTCTGGGAATCAGTTACTCAAAACATTATTCTAGACGGCTTCCTAGGGCTATCTGTGAGTTGGCTCATCTACTGCGTAAGTTGGAAACTAGCATTAAGTGATCCTAGAATGTAGTCAACATCCGTTGCTACAAAGAGCCATACGTGGAATTATAAAACGCCGTGTAAGTAGTAACATGATTCTCCTATTTTAAAACAAGGTCTATAACTTGGTTATAGACTTTTTTTGTGCGCCCCTTTAAAGTCTTAAATAATCGTTTTCCTAAGTAACTCCCCATTTTATGGTCACTAGGAAAATGAAGACCCGCCATGATGCGCCCCACTCCAGCCTCTTCCGCAGCCCGTAACAAATTTGAACGATGCTCGGGGTACTTCTCTCCGTAAATTTCTGCAACTAATCTTGCTTGCGCTGAATGCCCCCCTGGATAAGAAGGAGTTTTACTACTTCTACTCTTCGCTAGAGAAATATCAGCCCCAAAATAAGGAGCTAATTGGGACGGTCTAGGTCTATTAAATCTATTTTTATGTTCTAGCACTATATCTCCTGTTTCTGTCAATACTTTTTTTATAAAAGATTCATCATACTTTAAACCAAAAAGAGACATGTAAATCTTTATTGCAGCAGCAGGATCTTTATCATGCTTTTTAATACTCTTCTCCATCCCCTCTTCTCTCAGATAAGAAGATCCTTGAATAGCAAGAATTTCTTTAGCTGTTTCTAGACTGGAATTAGAAAAAGGAGCAGGTAATCTAATACATCTTGCACTATCAGTAAATAGAGTAAATTCTCCTTTTGGCTTTCTTAATTTTTTTGAAAAAACTAAGCTATCCACAGGTTCGTCCACTTACTACACCTTACCCTTCCAGCCTGTCTTTCCTCCTGCTTTAGTACCTTCTCGGCTGGCAGCTTTCTTAAACCTCTTAGCAAGAGCTTTACGACGAGGAGTACAAGTTTTCTTAGTCATAGGAGTGCAGTCCCCCTTATGGGCGGGATCGACAGCTTTTTGGATCCAGCCACCATCTTTCTTTTCATTCTTTTCACTTTTTGATTCGGTAGGATCGTCTGGCATACGCCACTCCTTCTTCTTCTTAGATGCATTTACTGAAGGCTTATCATCCCCGTTTGTCTTAGCTCCTCTACTCTTAGCAGCAGCGTCTCTAGCAGCATCACTCCATCCAGGCTTACCACCACTCCCATTGCCATTTCCGTTGCCATTTCCGTTGCCATTATCTTTATCCCCGAAGTGGTGCTTATCAAGTCTTTTTTTCTCTGCCGCCATTGCTGCTTTGTCTGCTTCCGTGGGTTCCCGCTGCATTGGCTTGTTACTTCGGGTATGGCTGCGACCCTTCCAAACCGATCCAGTCTCTACCTCATCTACATTCTTCTTCTTCTTAGCAGCAGCCAAATATGCCTCTACAGCTTGCCCAGTCCTAGCAGAAGCTCTAGTTTTCGCATCCGCATCGTCCTGCTCAATCTCAGCTTGATATTTATCAATATCACCAAGGCTCATCTCTTTTTTAAGCTGCTTACGCTTTTCAACTAATTTTGAAACCTTCTCATAAAAATTCATAACTGACTCCTTTTTCTTAGCCATAGCATATTATAGATCTACTAATCCTGGTATAAATTCAGGACCCCCTCCTGCCGCAATTTGATCAGCTAGTTCATATAGCATATCAGCCATATCTTGTTTAACGCGAGGAGTTGTATCAAATCCAGATGAACAACTATATGGACCAGGAGAATTATTTAATTCCATATTAAAATAAGCAGTTCCTTGTCCCACTTGGTCTAAATAATTACCAGCCGCATCTTTTGTTGCAGGTTTAAGAATTGTGGCAACTGTGCTCATTTGGAATGTGCCTTGCTTTCCCCAGCCAGATGCATCAGTAGGAAACCCTACAGAAGAACAAGCCGCAGAGGGACTCCAATCTAGCTTACATGTAACCGTTGAACAATCATTAAAGACTATATTTTTAAGAATACGTCCTCGCGTAAAGCCTTTAACTCTGGCATCAATGTAATTATAAGTAACCCAAGGTGCCCCTGGATACTGCGCGGATTTATTACAACCATCAAACTGCTCATACCTGAGGTAGTGTCCAAAGACACCCTCTTCAAATAAATACCAATCTTGGACTACACCTGATACAGCAGAAGAATCACAAGATCCTGAAGCCCACATCTGCGAAATAGGCAAAACAGCAGCAGCAGCCGAATCAGGTGCTAAAGGAACGGGAGTCTCAGGTGTTGCAGTCATAATTTAATTCTCCAAGATATCTATATTTATATATTACTTTCAACTTCGAAGAGGCTTTGAATTTTTTTTAATTTATTTATTCTCCCTCTTCCTCACATGGGGTTTCATATATGATCGTATGCACGTTAAAATAGTCAAACCACGTTTCAGCACACTTATTATTTTCTCCCCTAAATCTATCTCTAGCTCTCCCCCTTGAAGTTTTCTTATTTCCTTTTAGATAGCGTTCACACTCTCCTCTGGAGAACATAACACTAGGACCGCTAGGTTCTCCATTTCTCAAACCATATTTACCAAACTTTCCAGGGTTAGGAGTAAGCTCTCCCCCTTTATTAAAACAAAATTCATAGGTACCTCCTCCTTGTGGATACCCATTTACACATTTAACACATATTCGTCCCCCAGGTACGAGGACAGATTCAGGATTACAAGAAACAACTTTACAGTATACGCAATGTCCCATGTTGTCTGGGGGATCACACTTTACCGTCCCTCCATCTCCTCCTGGTCTAGAAAAAATAACTTCTCCTGTAGTTCCGTGCGGAGGTATCTTAAAATCCGCTAGCGTAGGTCCAGTAGATGGTGCAGGTGGTTTTTGTGGTGGTCCCTGATAATTTGGTTCCCACCAACATTGCTTTATAACTTGATTCCAGGAAAGATCAATATCCATTCCCTCACACAATGGAGGACATAAAAACTGTCCTTTCTTTAAAATCTCAGGATAGCCTCCAGAACCTCCTCCTCGTCCTCCTCCAGGACCCACATTTACTCCAAACTTGTTTTGAAATAGTTCCATCTTACATTCCCACATCTTTTTTAGCAAGTCTATACTACTCCATCTCCCCTTCCTTACATTTATCCCATTTTTCTTACAGCAATCAGCATACTCATTAAAATTGTCATTACTAAAAACATTAGGAAGAGTATTGAATCCACCATTAGAATCATAATCAGGATAATTTGGATCACGCAAATCATCCCAAAATTCGTTAATATTTAAAGTGAATAAAGACATGGTACCACATCCCACGTTTTTTACCCATTCATCGTAAGAACGACGATCTTCTTTATTAGTAGTCTTATCATAAGGTGTTTTAGGAGGGGGTCCATAAGGAGGATCAATAGGCTCTATCATAACAGCAAGGGGATCGCAGGTTATTATATCTCCCCCACCACCTGATCCTGGTGGACCTCCTCCCCCAGGAGTTCCGAATGATCCTCCTCCTCCTCCTCCTCCTCCTGGTTTAGTTCCGTATGTTCCCATAATTATTTCCTCTGACCATTATATCTAATGTTAACCCTTCTTACATTTAGCCTTCAATTTGCCATTCTTACATCCTAGTAATTTAGGAGCTTTTATGTCGTCCAAATATTGATTAACATCTGATATTAACTTAATTTCCCACGGGCGATTATTTACTCTACACCATTTAGTGTTTGGCAGACGAACGTACCCAGGTTTTAATGGTGGCATTCCTCTACCTGGAATGATTTTCTGCCAGTAACAGTGACCAGTTTTGGCGTTACATACTAATACGCATTTCTGAGCATACTTTACAGCATTTACTATTTCAAACATTACGCCACAGCTACAAGGAGGAGGGGGAAAAGATCCTATTGACACGCATCTACATATTTGTTGCTGACTATGGATGAAACTTCCATATTTATAACTACATGGATTCTCAATGTCAACACCACCACGAGAAGGGGATGCAATTACAGGAGCGGGTGGGCATTTCCCACAAGTATTTCCATCAATATACTTAATATAGAGAACTTCTTTCCCAGCTACTTTTTCTGTCTCAATATAAACAGAACCCCCCTTTGGACCAGAGTATGGGTCTTTCTCACAACCGTATCCATGAAGTACTTCTACACTGGAATCGTAAATCTCAACATACGGAGGGCCTTTATCGGTAGTTATTGTAATAAATATAGTAACGAAAAGCCTCTCAGTGCAGTAACAAGGTACTTCTTTTTCTATCTCTCTTACTCTTACTCCATAATTTCCCATTATTAGTTTCCTTTTTTAGATCTACATACTATAATAATATATATGCCTTGGACAGCAGACGGAAAATATATTACTAGGAGTAAACTTATGGAATTAAATATACCTGATTTAGATATTGAAGATTTTGAACCTGATCTTGATGCAGCAAAAGATGAAGTAGTGGACGCTGCAAGTGGAGCAATGGTCTACGGACTTATTGGGACAGGACAAGGTGGTGGAAGGATTGCCAAAGCATTTTATGATTTAGGTTATCACAAGACGGTTGCAGTTAACACAGCCAAGGCTGATCTAGCCCTCTTGGAGCTTCCTGACAACCATAAGTTGCACATAGACACCTTCACGGACCAAGGAGCAGGGAAGGACCAGGAGAGGGGCAGACAGGCTGTTGAGGCGAAGAGCCAAGAAGTCTTTAACAAGCTCCGAGAGATCTTCGGAGAAAAGATTGATAGAATTTTAGTATGTGCTGGTACGGCTGGAGGCACAGGAGGTGGAAGCGTAACCACTTTAGTAAATGTGGCTAAGAAATATTTCACGTATGTTGGCAAAGAAAATGCAAATAATAGGGTTGGAGTCATTGCTTCACTACCTACGGATGGGGAATGCGCGTCACCTACAGTCGCAAATAACGCTTATAATAGGGTTTCAGACCTATGCAACAGAGCAGAAAAAGGAGAGTTCGCCCCACTAATCCTTGTTGACAACCAAAAAATTAAGAAACTTTATCCAAGTTTGACAGTTAAAAAGTTTTGGCCTACGCTCAACAATACAATTGCAGGCTTGTTTCATGTATTTAATGCGCTCGCCACCCAAAATTCTAACTACACTACCTTCGATCCAGCCGATTATGATTCCATTATGAAGGCTAAGGGGTGTATGATTATGGGTGTCACTAACGTCAAAAACTTCGAGGAGGAGACTGCGCTCTCTATAGCTCTAAAGCAGAACCTAGAGAAAACTCTTCTTGCCGAAGGTTTCGATCTCAGGACAGCAAAAGCAGCCGCTTCTATTGTGGTAGGTGGAACTACTTTGTTTGAAGAGGTGGGTGGCTTAATGGACTCCATCGAATACGGTTTTGATACACTTGGGACTATGACAGGGGGAGCGACTGTGCATCGTGGAATTTATGAAGATTCCAAGAAAGAAAATCTTGTTGCTTATACCATCATTGGAGGACTAGATTCTCCTAAGAAGAGAATTGAAGGACTGAAGAAGTTTTTAAAATCTTCGGATGACGTATACGGAGAGTAGCCTATGCTTCCAAGCTATAAAAAAACTATCGCTATAAGCGGTGGATTTGATCCTGTACATATTGGACATCTCCAAATGATCCAAGCTGCTCAAAAATATGGCAACGTAATTGTCATAGTAAATAGCGATGACTGGCTCATAAGAAAAAAGGGCTTCGCATTTATGCCTTTTCAAGAGAGGCTAGCTATTATGGGATCTTTTAAAGGCGTAGTCAACGCTGTTGCAGTAGATGACAGGGATGAGACAGTATGTGCTGCTCTCCGAAAAATCAAACCTGATTACTTCGGCAACGGAGGAGATCGTACTGACAAAAACACTCCTGAACAAGATGTATGCGAAGAGCTTGGAATTGAAATTGTTTTTAACTTAGGTGGTGAAAAAATTCAAAGTAGTTCTGAATTAGTTTCTCCAATGAAAAAATGGTTCAATGCCAAATACGATATAAAAAACGAACTAACGTAATAGATCTTTATCTATCTCATCTATTATCATATCATAAAAAAGATAAGATGGAACCATCTCATGCATGTGTCCCACGTACGATGAAGAATACCCGTTATTAATTACGTATACTCTGCTCGTAATTCCCACAACTTTTCCTGTTCTCAAAGAAATGATAGGGCCACCAGAATTACCAGGGACCACAGGAGCAGTTATCAGCCATAAACCTTTGTATAAGGAAGGTCTAACTACTCTCCCATGAGTAACAACTAAAGGCTCTCCAAAAGGACACCCAACAGCTACTACCTCTTCCATAAATTTTGGATGTTCTACAGTAATATCAATGAGTGGAATATAAACTTCAGATTTAGCTTTTACTAAAGCTACATCTATTGTTTTGTGGGCAAATAGAGTTTTTACATCTCCCAAGATCAATGTAACTTGGCTTGAAATTTCCCAATTTTTTTCAGGTATCGAATAAAATTCAATTTTTGTAGGAGTCACTCCATCTACAACATGTTTAGCTGTAATGAAATAAACCTCATAGTGCCTGTCATTAATCTCTTTGCTATAGATAGGAAAAACGGTTCCAGTTACTATTCCTCCACTCTCTCCTTCTAAAGATATCTTGCCAGGACATGTTAAAATTTTATTAGGAATTTTTTTAGAAGAGTCTACAACTCTATGAGGAATCTCAAGAGCATGAATTCTAGGCGCAGGAGTCTGGACACAAGACGAAAATAAAATTAGTACACAAATTAATAAGGATCGCATGTAAGTATTTAGAATATTTGCATTAAAGGCTTATAAACTTTTCTAATGTTTAATACATAAATTGAACTCTCAAGGCGTTGGTTCCCTGAAGTCGATCACACATGGTACCAGATCCAGGTTTAGATGATCTGAATACCTGAATTCTTACGGCTTTCCCTACAAAATTAGGATTAATAGGAATATCAAAACTAAAAGGAGGACCATTATTTCGGGTATTAAAAACTGGGAGAATCACGATAGGTGGCACCAGTAACCATTTATCTAATAGATGTGCAGAGTGAATTGAATACCAACAAATATTCGCACGTACTTCTACATCAGGTCCGAAAACTATAATCTCTACCCCCCTCTCACCTACATCCCAATACCACATCA